CCCAACTATGGACATTTTGGAAAAACGGATCGACGCCAAAATTTTCGACCTGTCGATCATAAATTTTAGAAAAAAATTTATTTCGAGACCACCAAGTTGTAGATATTTAAAAATAATAAGAACTTTTGTAATAAATATATAATATAATAATAATTAATATACTATTATTATATATTATATGCGCGTTTTTCCGCCCGTGTTCTCGTTTTCATTTTTTACCTGCACAACGACGCCATCAACATCGTCAACGCCAGCGCGGTTACTATCACGCCTCACGCAGCACCCGACGCACCTCAGCAACGCAACCGCTAAACGCCTTCACCGCTCAGGTGCGTTGGTGTTTGGGCGCCTAATAAAAAACAATACTAACGAAAAGCGCCTTTAAATTTTCGTATTTAAAAAATACGAAAAACAGAAAAGCCTTGAACACTAAAAAGCGCTCAAGGCTTGAAGGAATAAAAAAGCCAGCTTTTATGCTGGCTTAATTGTTAGGCTATTTCTGAAATGTATCTCTTTAGCTCTTCCAGTTCGGCAAGAATTGCCGCTTTTTCGTATCCTTCTTCATGTTCGGTTACTTTTGTGGTTAATTGAGTTTTTACGCTCTTTATTAGTTCGGCTAGTGATTTTTTCTTGCCTTTCGGATTTTCCGATCTTATTGAGTTTTCATTTCTCAATTCTGTAACGGTATTAGCGATCATTTGATACCGCTTGTCGTGTAATCTTTTAAAGAATCCTTTCCCTGCTTCTTTGCACAAGGATTCTTCTTTATCTGATAAGTTTTCTTTCTTAAAGTCTACCCATGATTGGGATGAAATTAGTGCGTACGTTTTACTATTCTCTAGGATGAAGTGCTTTTTGATAAAATCTTTACTAAAGATACGTTCTACATCGTCGCGGTTATAACCGCTTTTTCCCGATTTAAAATCCTCACCAAAAAGCTCTTTGGCTATTTGTAAGGCTACACCTTGAACGTTCAAGGCGCTATTTTCCAATTCTTCCTTACAAGTCTTCAAGATTAAGAACTTAAATTCTTTCGCCTCTTTATTATAGGCGTTTAAAAATTCCACGGCTTGTTTTTTCTCAGTGTTTGTAAATTTCATGATCTTATTCCTTTTGTTTTCTATGATTGAGTATCTTTAATAAGGCGTATTTCTACGCCTTCATTTTAATAGTCTGGCGTTAGCAAGCTATACCAGAACAGAAAACTCACCACCATTAAAAGCGCAATAACAAGCGCACTTTTAACGGCTTGCGCTAGTCTGAACTTCCATTTTTCGCTATTCTTAATAGCGCCTTTTGGATTTTTAAAGAACTTAATCATAGGATTTGCCTTTTTCTTTTTCGTATTTCTAAAATACGATTTTTTCTACTTTTCAAGTTAGGCTATACAACCTAACCGCTTACAGAATCTGGGAATCTTCCCTTGTTCTGATATTGTCTATTATATACGAAAAATTGTATAATGCAACAACTTTTTTAAAAAATTTATAAAAAATTTTCTTTATTTTTCTTCTTATATATAAAGAAGGAAGAACGCAAAAAGACAAAAGGCAAAAGTGACTGAACACTATCACAGCGCGCGCCTTTCTGTTCTTCTGTTCTTTCTTTCCCTTTCTTGTCGTGTTGTCGTCTTGTTCTGTTCTTCTTTGTTGGTTGATTATTCTTTAACGGTCGCAGTCGTGTTATTTTTTCGCGCTTTACGCCCCCCTATGGGAATGGGGAGGGAGTCGCCCCCACCTTCACTATCACAGGGGTGAGCGTTCGAGTGCTAGACGCCTTAACGACCACACCCGAAACACACATCACCGCAAAACACAC